CCCGCAACAATATATGCATTTGGAAGAGCAAAAACTTATGCTATTGCTTGTATGCGTAATTGGACAGATGGTAATACTATAGAAGTTACACCAACTGGTTCTACATATAATTCCACAACAGGTGAATTAACTGTCACATTCCCAAATCCTGTAATTGCAGTAAGTATTGGAGATAGAGTTGCATTTAAAGAAGATGCACTTAACTTCTCTTGTACATACAATGGTACAACAGCAAATCATCCTGGTCCTAATCAAACAGATCCATCATACGGAAAGAGTTTTAACGTATCAAATAAAGTAAGTAACGCAACTACAACAACAATTACATGTAATGTTGGTGGTGCTGGAGCTGCTGCTGGTATTGCACATACATTTGTAAGTGCTATAAGTGATGGTACAATTATAATTTACAACCCAACACAGTTAACATCAACTATTCCCAAATTTGAAGATTGGAATATTCTTCTTGATGCAAGTGCTGGTGCTGCAACAACAGTATTATCACCAACAAATGCAACTTATGATGGTGGAACTGGTCTATTAGAATTAACAGTTCCCTCAGGTCATGGAGTTACTACATCAAATACTGTTCGTATTGCAGAAAACTCAATAACAATGACTTGTGGAATGGACAGCAATGCTACTGAGCATAGTTATCCACAAATAGGTCAACCAGCATATGGTAATAATAGAAATGTTACTGCTGTATCTACCACATCTATTACAGTTGATGTTGGACAAGCTGGTGCAAACACGTCATTTACTCCAACAAATGCAACTTATGATCCATCTAGTGGAGTATTAGTTTTAACTATTGGTTCTCATAATCTAAGTATAGATGAGGGTGTTGTTATTGCTAATGATTCTCTCACATTTACATGTGCGATGGATGGTAATCAAAGTCAGAAGACTTATCCTCGTGCATCTGTTGATTATGTTGCTGGAAGATCTACTCCAATCATAGCAACAGGAGCTGATACTATCAGTGTAAATGTTGGTGCTGCTGGTGCTAATAAGACATTTACTCCAACGAATGCAGTTTATGATCCTAATACAGGTGACATGATCTTGACTCTTGGTAATAACCATGGTTTAGGAGTTGGACGTGGTATTACTATTGCAGATAGTTCTCTCGTATTTACATGTGCTCAAGATAATAATCAAACAACTCATGCATATCCTCGTGCAACTGATCCTGCATCTGGAACTTCTAGAACAATTACTGCTGTAAGTGAGTCACAACATACAGTTTCAAATGCAACATATACACCTAGTACTGGTGTGATGGTAGTTACCAGTACTGGTCATGGATTTAGCGATGGTGATTACGTTAAATTTGATGATGATTCATTGACATTTACATGTTCTCTAGATGGTAATGCAACAAATCATACTTACCCACGTGCTACAGATCGTGCTAGTGGAAGATGGTTAGTTATATCAAATAAAACAAATGATACATTTGAAGTTAATGTTGGTATTACTGCATTTGGAGGAACACATGCTTTTGTTAGTGCAACATCAAATGGTCTAAAGAGACAGACAGGAACAATTACTGTTAATGTCGGAACATCATCTAACGTAACTACTCATACATTCGTAAGTGCTGTTACTGATGCAATAGGATATTCTCCAAGCACAACTCATACATTTGTAAGTGCATCTGCTGGTGCTGTTATTCATCAACCATCTGCTGCACATACATTCAAGAGAATGACTAGCAATTCTGTATCTGTATATGCTGCAGGAACTGCTCCTTTATGTGCTAACGTTGCAACATCTATTAATACAATTATGGGTCTGTTGGAAGATGTTTTAGATGGAACAATTTCTCCTGGTGCTACAGCAAGAACATACGGAACTTTATATGATCCTGCATTACTTTACACATATCCAGATAACTTCTTATATGATCAGTTTAATAATAGAGTAACAATTCGTGGTGACTATGATGATTATCCAATCATTGAAGCATCTCCATATACACAGAACGCATCTGTTATATCCTTCTTAGGAGGTGGTGGTGCACTGGTTGATGGATCTAAAGTTAAACAACCCAACTGCCCATTTCCTGGTCTTGAAATAGACGGATCTGCATCATTCCCTAATCAGGGTAAGTCAATGGTTGCATCTGCATTCACGATTGTATCCTTTGGTGGTATTGGATATAAGGTTATCAATGATGGTTACACACAGTTAGTTTCTGTGTTCGTTATCTTCTGTCAGGATGGTGTGCTTGCTGAGTCAGGTGGTTATTGTTCTATTACAAACTCTGCTACTAACTTCGGTACATATGCATTAAGAGGTATTGGATATAGAGAAGAATGCTATTCATTTGACCAAGGTACAATTAGTAATGTTTCTTCTACTCCTACAGGTAGAACAATTCTTACTGTTACAGGATTGGGTAGAGAACCATTAGAGCATTATGTTGGTAAAATTGATGGATATAAAAATACAAACGCAAACATAGAATACTTCATTGATGTCGTTGCTGGTGTTACTGTAGGTCCTCCATTCTCTGCACAGTTAACATTTGATGATGGTACTGGTGGTGCGATGGATCTTACTGATACTAATACTAACGCAGTAGTTTCTACAGGTGTTCTTCTTGGTAAATCAATCAAGTTACATAGACCATCTATCGTTAACTCTTCATCACACACTTGGGAATTTGCTGGATCAGGTACTAACTACCTAGCACTACCTGAGAACGGTGGTACTAAGACAGAAGCATTTGAACAGGTTTCTGAACAATATGGTCGTGTATACGTTTCTGGTACTGATGAACTTGGAGACTTCAAGGTTGGTACATTCGCTAGAATTGAAAACAGAACTGGTAACATTACCTTTACTGGTACGGTTACGATCTCTGAAGTTGAATTCTTGAAGTTGAAAGGTGGTGACGTTGTTGTTACTGGTTTTGACGCATCTAACACATTGGGTGGTGCTAACTCTAGTGACTCCAAACTACCTACACAGAAAGCGGTTAGAGATTATATCACTAACAACTTAGGTCCTTACATAAACAAACCATATTCTACTAACGCTGTTCCTAGAGCACTAGTTGAATTGACAGATTCTGGTAAGATTTCTATTGACCAGATTCCTGCATTAAGACCATTCAGTGTATTTACTGTTCCCGATCAAGCAGCAAGAACTTCTCTGGAAGGTGCACTTGCTGGAGACATCGCTATTCAACAGGATACATCACAGTCATTTATCTTGAATAATGACTTAGAAAGTTTATTCTTAGGATTCCAACCAGATGCTGCATTAGCATTTACAATTGGAGATATTTTTGAAGGTAGTTTAACAACAGGTCGTATACAGTCAACAGAATACAGAAAGGGTGTTGTTTATCAAATCAATGTTACTAACGGTGGTTCTGGTTATACTGTTCCTCCAACAATATCTTTCTCAGGTGGTAACCCAGAAGCGGGTGCAGTATCAGCTGCTGCGACTTGTACAATTGCAAATGGAACAGTTGTTACTGTAACCATAATTGCATTTAATGGATTCTTAGGTGGTAAAGGATATACTGCTGGTCCAACAGTTACGTTCCAAGCTCCTCCAGGTGCTGGTACACAAGCACAGGGTAATGCTCTGATTGAAAGTAGACTCTATGGTAATATCGTTAACAATATTAAGATAGAAGATACAGATACTATTCAAGATAGTACAACACCAAGTGCAAATACAGTTAACATTACTAGAACTATCAACACATCTTCATTTAATGTTAACAACTGGGTATCTCTATCATCTAACCAAATTGCTGCATCTGATATTACATCAGGTGTTATTGAAACAGATAGATTAGCGTCAGGTGGTGCTGCTAACTCATTCACATTCTTAAGAGGTGATCAGAACTTTGCATTAGCAGTTCAGTCAGTCAAGGGTGCTGAGACAAGGTACTTTGCTAAGTTAAATGCACAGTGCAACTCTGGTTCTAGTCAGATGCAATTTACTACAAACTCTGATGTTCTTATTGGACATGAAGTTAAACAAGGAATTGCTGGAATTCAAGCAAACACAAATATTACTGGGGTTGTTACCGCTGCTGGTTTAACAACTGTATCTATTAACAACCCAGTTACTCAAACAATTCCTCTTGGAACAATTATTGAGTTTGAACGTGGTGGATCACCAATGACATTTGAATCTACCTTTACACAGGGTGGATTTATAGATGATGTTATTATTGCAAATGGTGGTACAGGATATACAAATGGACAATACTTTGATCTCTCTCTAAGTGGCGGAACTGGTACAGGTTTAAAAGCAAATATTGTTGTTGCTAACAACGTTGTTACAGAAATAACAGTTACTGATGGTGGTGTTGGATACAACTCAGACTTCTCAATTACAGTTTCACCAACAGCAATTGGTGGTGGATCTAGTCTAGTATTGAATGCTAAAGTTTCTACAGTTAACAGACAGTATGCAAACGTCTCTATGGACGTTCAGAGAGTTTCTGATTTAACAATCTCTGCCGATCTATATGGTACAATTGGTGTTTCTAGATATAAAAAATCTCAGTTTAACATTGGTTTAGCGGGTAATGGTTCAGTTGAACTTAAGACGGGACCTGACAGTGGATTGGACGCTGACTTATTAGATGGTCAGCAAGGTCAGTACTATACTAGTGCAACTAACTTGTTCTCAGGAACAGTTCCAGAAGACAGATTGCAGGGAATATATCCTATTGACATTAGTGGAAATTCTGCTAATACAATTAGGATGCAAACTGGTACTAACAACCCAACCTCAAATCCAGATCCAAATAGTTTTGTTGATGGTGTTATCTCTAACACAGTATTCAATAGTTCTAATGGATTAGGAACTGCATATCCTTCAGTTAATACTGGTATTGGATCTGGAACATCTACCAAGCATTTAGTTCTAAGTATAAGAAATGGTGCATCTGGTTTTGACGCATCATTCGGTGGTGTAAGACAACTTGCATTTGCTAACGATGATAACATGTATCTTCGTGGTTCTGGTAACGGAGTCAGCACATGGAACTCATGGGCGAAGGTATGGACATCACTTAATGATGGTGTAGATTCTGATTTAGATGCTGATAGATTAGATAACAAACAAGGTGACTGGTATCAAAATGCACTTAATATAAACTACGGAACACTATCTGATAACAGACTTCCTAGATTTGTAAGTGAGACTAAATTTAGAGATAAGATTACAATTAAAACATTCCAAGGTGATCCTAAGTTTAGAATTTATATTTCTGGTTCAATACTTAATACTGCTCCATTCATACCAGGTGATCCAAATAATCCATCTGTAAACCTTTACAATGCTAACGCACAGGGTGTTGGTAGTTTTGTAATCGACAACGTTGTAACAAATGATGATACTGATGATAACTTTAATGATTATACAATCTTAATTGGTAGACTTACATCTGGTAACTTTGTTGGTGCTCTTACAGTTGGTACTGCATCTAATAGAGTAGAGTTTGATGACTTTACGATTGAAGATGGTAACACTGTAGAAGTTGCAAACTTACATAGTGATGGTGGTGTTGGACAATTACAATTAGGTAGAAAAGATGGAAACTCAACTTCTCCTAGAATATTATTCAACTCTTCTCAACTTAGTGCAACCTATAACGCTAAGATAGAAGCATCTGGTGGTAATGCAACAGCAGGATCTGGTGCTCTTGATGTTACTGTTGTAGATGCTGATGCGTTTACAGTTAATAATCAAGTAGTTTACAACGCTGGTAACATACAATTTAGTAGTACTAATACAGCAAACTATGCTGTACAACGTGATGCATCTGGTAATTTCTCTGCTGGAAATATCACAGCAAACTTAACAGGTGCTGCTTCACTTAACGTATTGAAGACTGGTGATACAATGACTGGTTCATTGAATATCACTGGTGCTGGATCTACGTTCACTGTTGCTGGTACTGCAAATCTCAATAATACAGTTAACATTGCAAACGATTTAAGTGTTGATAGTGGTGTCTTATTTGTTGACGTATCTGCAAATGAAGTTGGTATTAACGTAGGAACTAATCCATTATCTACTCTTGATGTTGTTGGTGACGACGGTCTCTATATTCGTTCTGCAACTAACGCTGCTGGTGCTAATATTAGAATGTCTGATCATGTACCTGGTAGTAATCCTACACAAATTGGTACAATATCATATGTTCATGCCGATTCTAGTACACCCGCTTCTGAGTATGGAAATGCATTCCTAGTCTCAGGAACCGAACCAGACCTTGCTTTCAAAGTAACTGGTGATGTTATCGCAACCAGATACATGGGTGTCGGTATTGATCGGGAACCAGATTATACATTTGAAGTTAATGGATCTGGAATGTTCAAGTCTGGAATATACGTTGAAGAAGCAACTGATAACTCTGGTGCACCAATATACTTTAGAGGTTCTTCATCTCAGAAAAACTTTAGAATTGGTAACCAAATTGGTTTCAGTAACGCATTTGAAATTACACCGTCTACAAATAATGGTGGAACATCATGGTCAACTGTACCTGGTCTTTTGGTTCATGGCGATAGTAAAGTTTCTATTAATACAAGTGCAACATCTGGTACTGATCCAGAATCAAACCAAGTAAGAAATTACAATCTTAACGTACAAGGTGATGTTAACTTTAACGGTCAACTATTCCAAAACAACGCTGAATTTGTAACATCTAGATGGACTGAAGCATCTAACACATATGATATCTACAGATTATCTAAGGTTGGTATAGGTCCTACAATGTCAGCAGTAACCGATCCTACAAAAGAATTGGTTGTTGGTGGAGACATTGATATTCAAAATGGACAATTCAAAGGAGATCAAACTTTAACTGGTGGATCTCAATGGTTCTCACCTAATTACTTTGGAGTTGATAGAGCAGTTGTTCTTGATCCAATGGAAAAATACGGTGCTATTAAGTTTAGAAGAGTTAATACTGGTCAATATGCTTTCTGGGTTTTAATTGTTCAACAAACTTCAACTAGTAATTATACTGTTAAATATGGTGCAAAGATCAAGACTCCAACTGGTGGAACAACAGGTGAAATTTTAGAATTTGACTTTGATGCTGCAATAGCAACTATAGGTAGTCCAGAACTAACACCTGGTTTAACATACAACCTTGCATGGTTAAGTGGTAATGGTGGCGGATCCATTCCTGGTCCTAGTGGAAGCATTTGGGTTGATGCTGGTAGTGGTGGTTTAATTGATTATATTAACACTAACAGTGCTCCATCTAATGGTGGTACATACACTACAACAAGTAATGGCACTGGTAATAATATCCACATGCAGTTACTACCAGCAAAAGCAACGATATCTGCTAACGGTTTTGAACAGTGGACTGATAGTTATGGAATGTTCAAAAAATGCAAGCAGTCTATTGATGAAACTGTAGTTGTAAGCAATGGAGAGTTTATTGTCTCCTTTGGTGAACTGACAATTGCGTCAGGAAAAGAGGTTACTATCGAAAACGGTGGTAATTGGACTATTAAATAAATAACTAATAAATAGTAATTACAAAGAGTATTAGAACATGTCATCCCTTAATGTAGATAAATTAAATGTAAGCGTTGGTATTGAACTTCCTTCTTATACTGCGTCTAATAGACCAACGGGTACAGTTGGTTTAATGATCTTCAACTCTTCGAGTGGAACAGTTGAGATTTATGATGGAACATCATGGATTTCTACAGGTCAGGGTGGTATTGAAGCAACAGGTGGAATATTAAGTGTAAGCGGTAATTATAAAATGCATGCTTTCACTCAACCAGGAACTAGCACATTTCAAGTCACTTCAGTACCCGCTGGAACCAATGCAGAAGTCTTAGTCGTCGCTGGAGGCGGTGGCGGTGGTGGATCCCACGGTGGTGGTGGAGGAGGTGGAGCTGGAGGAGTAGTCCATCACACTTCATATCCTATTGCTGTTGGAAGTTATAACGTGGTTGTTGGAGACGGTGGTACTTCTGGAACAGGATTTAACGCAAACAGTTCTAACGATTCCTCTTCACATGGTAGACCAGGTGGAGATAGTTATTTTGATAATATCCATGCTATTGGTGGTGGAGGAGGAAATGAAAGTTTCTACTACTTCTCCATCTATAAGAATGGTGGATCTGGTGGAGGTGGTGGAGACATGTGGCCAGCAACCAGAGCAGGAAACGTACCTGGTGGTACAGCATGGACTGGTGGAAATGCTCTTCAAGGTAATAACGCTGGTGGAACATACTACGGTAATTATGGAGGAAGTAGAGGTACTGGAGGTCCTGGTCCTAGTGAAGATGGTGGACATAGTGGTCCTCATGAAGGAGCTGGTGGAGGAGGTGCTGGTGGAACAGCATCTGGTGGAGCATCCGATACCGCAAGTAATGGTGGAATAGGAATTCAATTAAATCAATTCTCTCCATACGGTTTTCCATCTGGATGGTTTGCTGGTGGAGGTGGAGGTGGATACTTCACAAGTGGTGGAGGTTCTGCTAACAGAGCAAATAATACTACTGGCGGATACTATGGCGGTGGTGGTCGTGGTGGATCTACTGGGTATAATTTATATGGAGAAGATGCTGTGAACGCTTCTGGTGGAGGCGGTGGAGGTGGATCCTCTAATAACAATGGAGTATCAAATGCAGGACGAGGTGGTTCTGGTATCGTAATAGTTCGTTATCAAATTTAATTAAAATGTCTAAACTTAACGTAGGTATTCTAAGACCAACAGAGGCATTTACAGTACCTATTCAAAATACATCAACAAGAAATGCAACTGACCATGCAACTGGTTCTATCATTTACAATAGTGATACTAATGCAGCTCAAGTTTTAACTGCAAACGATGGGTGGTTGAATCTTGGTAAAGGAAAAGTAGTTGCTAGTGGTGGAACAGAAACCACACCTGGTGATGGGTACAAATATCATGCATTTACACAAACAGGAAACACCTTTAATTTTACAATTACCCAAGTTGGTTTTGGAGCAAGTATAGAACTTTTAGTCGTCGCTGGTGGTGGCGGTGGAGGAGGTTCCCACAGTGGTGGTGGAGGAGGTGGAGCTGGAGGAGTTCTTTGGCAACCACAATGGTTTCCAATAACAGGAACTTACCAAGTAAGAGTTGGTGCTGGTGGAGATGGAGGTCCTCCTGGTTCTTACTACACAAATGGATATTACTACACAGGACAAGGAGATGGTAATTTTTTCCATGGTAGAAGGGGAGAAGATAGTTATTTAAGAAAAACTGATGATTCACAACTCACATTTCTTGCCATAGGTGGTGGTGGTGGAATGGAATCATTCTATACAAATAGAGAGCAAAGAAGTAAAACAACTACAAACTATTGGGGACAACCAGATGGTCATGAAGAAAAAAATGGTGGAAACGGTGGTGGATCAGGAGATCATTATACTGGTGTAGAATCATGGGTAACTCACAACCTTGGTGGTAGATCTACTCAAGGAAACTTTGGTGGGTATGGTTATGGAAACTCAGGTGGATCTAGATATGCATATGGTCCTGGACCTCACAACGGACCTTATAATAGAAAAGATGATGGAAATTATCCACAAGGAAATGGTGGTGGAGATGGGGGAAGAGTTCCTCGATATCGTGGAATGAATGGTCACGGACAAGACAACACACATGGACAACCACACGAAGGTGCTGGTGGCGGTGGATGTGGAGGATATGAATTAGGTCGTTTGGGTAGTAATACCGATTATGGTCAAGTTAACTGGCCAGCAGAAGTAAAAGGGTGGCAAAATAATGCACCAGGTTCTGGTGGTCCTGGTAGATATTTTTCTGGTTTTGAAGCATGGGGAACTACAGAAACTAACGGGACTTCTGGAACTAAAGGTTGGTTTGCTGGTGGTGGAGACGGTGGTCAATACAGCTACACCACTAATGGTATTCGTGGAGCTAACAACAAAGGTGGTGGCGGTGGTCAAGGATCTCACTTTGGTAGTTATAGCCAAGCTGCTGGTACTGGTATTGCTAATACTGGTGGCGGTGGTGGAGGAGGATCAAGTAACAATAATGGTGGAGGAAACCAAGGTGGAACTAAAGCAGGAACAGGAGGTTCTGGTATTGTTCTTATAAGATATAAAGTTTAATTACCATGCCCAACATACAAAGGTATCTCTTACTCCACTGAGTACAGGATTAACTCTATGTTGATACATGAAATTAGAGGGGAAGCATAACACTTCCCCTTTTTTTAATTTTAAGGAATGATCTTTCCAGAATACAAATTCACCACCTTCATAGTCGTCATTTAATGCTCCAACAAAAGATAGAGCAGGAATGCCAGGATTAGTTCCATCAAATAAACTTTTTATATGATCAAAATGCATATCCATTTTTTGATCGACATAATAACGATTAAATCTAATTTCTGAACAACTAAAAATAAATTGAGATGTATTATGACATGATTTGTCAGTGTGCATCTCTTCGTATTTTTTACCTGTTTTGATAACAAAAGAATTTAAAACAGAATCTAAAGGTTTTGAATAAGTTACATCTGGTTCTTGAAGTGTATCTTCTTTTTTAAATTTTTCACCAGTTATTGATCCCCATTGATGTTTTTCCCAATGATTAGATTCTAATTCTTCTCTAATATAATCACATATACTATCTGGTATTGATTTTTCTAAAAAAATAAAATCACTTAATTGCATTTATCAAATCTCCAAGGTCTATCTTATTTTTAAATTCATACCATCCAGTAGCAATATATTTTGTTTCAGTTTCGCTAGTAACTCCATGATGTGTATGAGTCCAATATGCAGGCCAGATAACTAATCTACCTTCAACAGCATCTGTTGTAACATCATAGTTTGTAAAGTAAGTACCTCCTTTATCATTAACTGTGTTTAGATAAAACATCCATGCTAAAATTCTAGGAGAAGGTCCGTCCATGTTCTCACAATGTGGTGAGTGATATCCTTGACCAGGATTATACTTCTGTAAATTATATAAAGCTTCCAATTCCCAAACTGATACATTGTCAACTTCTCTAAATGCTTTTCTATATTGTTCTATATGTGGTAATAATCTAGAGGCAAGAATTTTATCTGGTTCTGTCCAATTATTAAAATCCATCCATATATCGGTGGACTCTTTATGAGATTTAGAAATAGTAATATGATCATGATTCTCACCATATATCTGACCCTCATGTTTTAGATCATCTGGACATTCCTCAAAATAATTAATTATCTCCTTACAATGTTCTGGAGTAAGAGCGTTGTCGTAGACTTCTATAAAATTCATTTTAAGTTAAAGGAAATAATTGTTCTTCTTTTATCACTCATATTTGAGGATGCTTCATGTAAAATAAAAGAAGGAAAAATAATAAGATCTCCCTCTTTTACTTTTGGTATATACGTGTCATATCCGCCTAACATGCTTCTTTTGCTAGACATATACGGACAGTAAAATGTTGTAGGTGAGTGTTCTTTATCATCAAATTCTACATAGAAAACAGCACTCCACCCACCAATGCCATGATTATGAACTTGAAAATTATTATATGTCTCATATGATTGAAACCATATAGCATTTAAGTTCCAACTTTCTTTAGTGTGGTCACAAAATAATTTTATATATTTGTCTAAAACATTCAGAACACATTTAGAATATTCTGGTGGTTTTTTTAAATTGTCAAAATAATCACTGTAGTGATTTTTATCTCCATGAGCACTGTTCTTAGATTTTTTTAATTTATAATTTTTAAAATCTGGAAGACTATCTAATATTATTTTTTTATTGTTTATCCAATCATCAACACTGTATAGATGAAAAGGAACACTAAATTGATTATCAATCATTAATTTACTGTCAAGTCAACAGCAATAATTTTATCATGTTCATCCCAGTTACATTTTCCAGAAGGAAAACTATTGAAAGCAATAGACCATCTTGGATCGTCACCTTGATGAGGTTCGGTATAATGTTTCATAAATGCTGGAAACAAAACTAATTGACCAGGATAAGCTTTAGGACTCCAAGTGTCATTTGTAGTTTTATCAAATACTTGAAGACCTCTAAGTTTTTGTTCTACAGGATCCATAAAACATGTTCCCATACCATCATGAAGATGAAATACACCAGAGACCAAAGACATAGTATGAAAATGTGCATGATGTTGAGCATGTTTAATTGACTTATTACCCCACATTAAAGTAGGTTCAAGTTTTTCACATTGCATCTCAAATCTTTTTTTGTAGTATTCAAGACAAACTTTGATCCATGCAGTAAGTTCTGCAAATTCTGGTCTTCTATGCAATTCTCTATCTAAAGTTTGTACTGCTCTTACAAGAACAGTCTGAGACATTTGTGTAGGAATTGGATCTTTAAATTTCTCTGCGTTTTGTTCTTCTTCTAGTTGATGTCTCTTGTCAACTTCTTCATCAAGAATAGGAATTAATTTTTTCCAATCAACTTTATCTGATAAATCAAAATTGAAAACGTATGTAGGGAATAACCCATCAATTTGTGCTTCTAAATCCATATTAAAATGCAGTAATAGCTTTTACAATGTTGAAAGATATAACAATCTTTTCTCCTTCTCCTTCCTGTCGAGATGTTCCATGAATAAAGTTGCTTCTGAACATCAGAAGTCTAGCAGGAACACAAGCGTAATTAGTTGTAGACCAATTCAGTGGGTTGTTATATTTAGGTGGTTCAAAAGAGGGGTTAATTTGGTCATAGAATGTAATCGAATTTTCTTCTATTGTTTTTACATAGTATGCTCCTGACATAATGCAACCAGGATGTGAATGTGGAAATAGAAAATCATCCTTGTTACTAATATTAGTCCACATGTTTCCAATAAAACATTCCGAGATATATTCTTCACAATATCCTAGACGATCCATATAAAACTTGAAGTTATCCATTATTGCAACAGATAAATCTGAAAACACTTCTTCTTTCTGTAAAAGTCTATTGGTTAAATGAGATGAATTAACTTGAAATGCTTTTGTTCTTTCTGTTTCTAACCCTTTACACTTTTTCTCTAGTTCTGGAAGCAAATCTAAACATACTTCATCTCTAATATACGTTGTCTTAGGAAACCATGTCTCTATCCTAGGTGGTTGATTTGACATTATTGTGTTATAATTATAAATACAATCAATACAGTATAGCAAAACATTTGAAAAATGTCAATAAGTCCTACAATTGAAACTGCGGAATTGTTAGCAAGAAGAGCAGAAGTAAGCACTCGTGAAGTAGATCTTCGTAGAGAATTAGGTATTGTCTTTGGTGATGCAATAATTTTTGCATTAGTTGTTGATATCTATCATGGAAAAATTCAAGGTAAAGATGGATACCTATGGAAGGTTGCCGAACCTATAGTAGAGCAATATAAAGATGTTCTTGATAGGTTAGATCCCGCTACTGCTCAGTTATATGCTGATAAAACTATCGAAGAACAGACAACTGCACACCTATTAGCACAAGATGAAACTATACTAAAAGTGCCTCAGGGATGACTTATAAATATTGATACACACTATTTTATTTGATAAAAATGGATCCTGCACAATTGAAATCAAACTTTGAAGAACAAATATCAAAGACTGATACTCAGATAACTGAGTTAGAAACAAATTTGGCAAAGGCAAAAGAATATAAACTTAAATTAGTAGGAGGTCTAGAAACACTAGGTCTTTTAGAGCAAGAAGATGCACCAGCACCTGACGCAGCACCCGCAAGCATCGAACCTTCCTAAATAGGAACGAAGGGATTATAGTATCTAATGGCAACGCCAGCATCTAAAACTGATCTGATTACATATTGTAAGAGGAATTTGGGAGAACC